ATGAAGACAGAAGATATTGACAAGAAAATCAGCATGCCTGACGTTGACGCAGAATGGGCACGATTTGAGCGCGAGGTAATAGGCAAAAGTCCCAGACCATACAGATGGACTGCAGCTGCATGGATTGGCAGCATAGCAGCAGCCTTTGCACTACTGTTCATTCTAAGCAATGGAAAAGAGGAAAAGGCAGAACTACCCGCCGTGGCAGAGCAGACAAACGAACAGCCTTCTGTAGCAGAGCAAAAAGAACTGCCTTTAGTAACAGAACAAAAGGAGCAGCCTTTAGTGGCCGAACTACAATACGAGAATCGTCTCCCTGTTATCAAGGGAGACGAAAACGGTGCCACAATGCGCCTTGCAGGTACAAATTTCAAAGACGAAAATCTTACGCAGCCTGATTCAAACATTCAGAAGCGCATCGCCAATTTGAAGATAGTATCTTCTTTTTCATCACCTCCTGATTCTAACACATGGAGACTAGGACATACCCCAAGACTCAATAAGAAACCGTCTGACAACCAAACACCTACTCCTTTGGAGAGCCGCATTGCAGGTTTGGACAATCCTGAACACAGACTTTTATCAAGTGTAAAACTTTTGGGATCAGACCCTGTTGGTGAACTAAAGTTTATTGCGAACCACATTTACGGAGAAGAACTAATCCAGCAAATGCATATTGTGACATTCAGAGCATCGAAGAGACACAAATGGATGCCTTTCTACTACAAGGAAATGGAACGGCTCATGGCACCTAAAAACTTGTCGTTCGGGATAGGATGCGATCCATCAAACTCAAACGAGTGGATATTATATTATGACTCTGTTGCCCACTCTCTCATCTATAAAAAATCAGGAAAGAACATTTGGTGGTCTATGAGAAGAGCCATATCCAAAGAGAAGAAAACAAGCGACAACAAAACAATATGGGTGGAAAGAAAAAAGCCGAAGAAGATTAGAGGCGTCAAAGTGGAAACATCTTCAATAGCCATCACCGCAAAGCAGGCACAAGACCTAAGGGCTATGTGGACGGACGCTGTAGCATGCGCAAATAATGCCCGGAAAGCATCTGTAATGAAGGCATACACAGCCGACTTCTGGAAATACGAATTTCCTTTTGGCGAATTAAGAAACAAAATGACATACATTTATACAGGACTAAATCCATTCACTAAGTTCACAAATGATTTGGTGGAGGCTGTCCGCACTGAAAATACAAGTCTCAAAGACTCTCTGTTGGCAGACACCACATTAAGCAAATGCCTTTATGACATGAAGGAATACATGAAGCCAGTGCATCTAATAGAAGATTCACTCGTATTAGTGGTCAACAAACAGGTGCAACCAGATTCCCTGTGCAAACTGATAAGCAAGAGGCCAAAGCAATACTTCCATCAGAAAGGATTGATAGTTAAGGCCACAACAATGTGGACTGCAATTGGCGCGAAATTCTCTTCGGGATACGACAAAAACTGTCCAATCATGGAACTGACCACCCTTCCCGACACTCTTAGCGACACATACGTCAGCCTGCACCCTGAGATGAAAGATACATTGCGTCACATTTCGGGCATCGTTCTTGACGAAAACGAAAAGCCACTCGTCGATGCATGGGTAAGCATATCCGGAAACACAGGTTCACCGACAGACTCCACTGGACGATTTTCTTTCTGGGCACCTCGCTCAGTAAAATTACTCCGCGCCGAATGTACCGGTTATAAAAAGACAAACATCAAACTTTCGGACACAACTCTCGTCATTCACATGGAGGATATAACAAAGATTAAAACTGTAAAAGTGCTTCCAAAAGAACAAATTAGGGAAATTCAGGGATTACCAGGGTATACCAAAAGCGATTCCATAAAAAGATAATATATAAACAACCAAAATACGAGTCGGGCAATACACTGAGATGGGCAAGGCATTTTTTGATGCTAAAAACCCTCTTTTGGAAACTAAAAAAGAGACCTGCCCGAATTTAGGACAGGTCTCTAATATTTTATATTTCAGAGTCTATTTACTCCTCGACAGCAGCCTGAGCAGCTGTTAATTAGGCTTGCTTTTCAGCGAGTTATAAAATGTCGTACAACAATGTGTCAGCAGGGGGTATTTTAATAAAAATCAATCATATAAATCGTGTAATCTGTCATTGTTAATGAATATGATAGGATACCATAGCAAATATGATAAACCCATTACAAAATTTCGTTTTAATAATTCGATTGTTAAATCTGCGCTAATATCACTTGAAAACAATTCACTGATACTCCAAATTGCCATTATGACCATTGCAATAAATGGAAAATAATAATACGCATTATCTTTTGTGTTTCCTCTCAATAGCCCAATAGTAAAGACTAATGAAGATAACAGCACACACAATGTTAAACTAATTTCGTTTGTATCTTCAAACTTCAGCATTGAGAAACAGTCGTTTATAACAGTTTGAGCAAAGAAGAATAGTATAAGAAACGACAATAGGCACAAATTACTATTAACCAACTTATTCCATAACGTTCTATTTGCATAGGCTATCTTTGATATTTTAACTGCTTTTTTTGCATCATTGGTTTTAGAGAATGATTGTTTCCAACAGAAATCAAACAAATCATCATAGCCGTTTTTGAAATATTTTATTTTACCTCTGCTACTATATGGAGAGTTATCTATTTGACATAGTGGCTTTATTTTCCCCCATAGCATAGACTTTATATCATCTTTACGATATAATTGAGTCGTAGTTATCACACGATATATGGCGTGCATAAGCATAATGTCATTTTCGCAATTGATATTATCTTGTATCCCATATACCAACCAATTCGTTTTTATTCGCTGGCAAAGTTGTTCGATTTTATCATCGTATGTATGATAATAAAACTCTATCATTCTTCAACACTTCCGTAAATATTTGCCATTTCTTTCATTATCTCTTGGTGCTGTGCTTGATTTCTCATAAACTGCATCCAAAGGTCATATAGTTTGTCATTCCTGTTCGGCAACTTCAAATCTTTCAATCTTTGGATTTCTTCTTTTAGAGTAACTATTTCACGTCTCAATAAGTCAAGTTCTTCTTGATTGCCGTTTCCTTGTTCTTCAGTCAAGAAAAAAGTTACAGGCACTTTGAATATGTCGGAAAGCTGTCTTAAGATGGCTGTGTTAACATCTTCTTTCTCCAACATATCATAGACAGCCTGTTTGGTTTTGCCTAATCTCCGAGCAAGCGTAGGAGCGTCCATTTTTTCTTTACTCATTAACTCCTTGATTTTCAATCCTATGCACATTGTGGTAAATTTTTTCTTGAAAATAAGTCCATTTTTTCTTGCTTGTTAGTAAAGTTTTTCTTTACTTTGCACCGTAAAGTTAAACATTAAACTTCAAATCACCGAAAAAATGGCAAAGAAAAAGACAATTACAGGCGAATTAGAGCCTATGAAAATCGGCGAGAGTAAGGAGTTCCCTGCATCGCTCTGCACCACTGCAAGAAGTATGGCGAGTATGCTCGGTTTCAAATGGAACAGAACATACAAGACCGAGACAGACCGTGAAAGACGTGTCGTAATAGTAACCAGAACAGCGTAATGAAAGGACTTAATAAGAAAGCATTTGATTTGAAATTCAAGTCTCCACAATTTTTGGGCGATTATAAGCAATACTACTTCGAGTTTACAGGAAGTCGTGCAAAATTGAACGGAGTGATTTTGAAGAAAATTGAGATGCTACAACTTATCAGCACGTACGACAATGAGTTAGCAATGTCATTGCTTTCTGAAAGGTTCATTTCATACGAAGATGTAGCAATGCACTTTATGAGAGGCCTGTTTCAATTCTGTAATGTTAGCATCAATTCTGATGCGGCAAGATTAAAAATAGCATTATTAAACAAACAACAAAAATGACTCCCGAAGAAAGACATCTTGAAGTTATGAAGCAATGTAGAGAACTTAATAAGCGATTAAAAATACTCTTGTGCTTGAATATAACGGTTTTAATAATAAATGTAATAAACCTAATTAAATTGATTTATGGATAAGTTTATGAGCCTCAGCCAACTTGCAATGTCAATCTTTATGCTAATTGGCACAATCGTGTGGGGAATTGCCCACCTCATCAAAGGAACAATCGGATTATTCGGCTTCTGTGTAGTTCTCCTGTTCGTCTATCTGATATGGATACTCGTTCGTGAGAGTTATCGTGAATACCAAGAAGAGAAAAACAAGTAAGCAATGGCAAAGGTAATAGAAAACAAAAAGGGTTTTCGGGTGATACAGGTTACTTTATCGGATTGTATCAAGTGGGGCGGTTTGGGTATCTGTGATTGGTGCAATGAATGTATCGGCTCAACAGGGTACTACGTGGCAGTTCTAAACTCTGTGATGTGCGATAAGTGCTACAACGATTGGTGCGAAAGAGCTACCTACTATCCCGAGGACAGCAGAGTGGAGGAAAAGAATTTCAACTATATGAAATCCGTATTAAATCTGTAATGATATGGCATCACATACCAATCCCATTTGCGCCAAGTGTGCAAAAGCCTATGAGCAGTTGAATGGTCGCTACTGCACCGTACTAAAAAGGCTCGTGGAATACGCAAAAGAGCCTCCCTGTAAAACCTCTAAACAGAAACAGTAATGCTCACACTCAATTTTTCAGATAAGTCAGTCACCTATGACACGTTCATCCACGATGTTGCCGCTTCGGTAGTGCGTATGCTCTCCGAAGTACGCAACGACCCCGAGACAGTCAGCCAACGACAGGCATACACGATGTTCGGACGTGGCAATGTCGATAGATGGCGCAGAGAGGGCAAGATAGAGCCTTGCAAACGTCCCGGCAAAGTCGAGTACCGCACGGCAGAGTTGAGAGCATTACAGAACGTGAAACAGGACTATTTCAAGATATAACATAAGGGAGTGTAGCTCAGCGGAAGAGCGGCGGTACGTACCCAAATGGCAAGCAGCAGCAGGTCGCAGGTTCAAATCCTGTCACTCCCACAACAGACAACTGTATTTCAATAACTTTAATTTTCAACATTATGAGCAATGCATTATCATTAGCCCAAGAGTTGCAACAGACAAAAGCAACCGATGTGATACGCAATGAGCGTGTCCGTAGTCAATTCATCAACGTCTATAACTCCATTTGGAAAGAGGGCGGCGAACAGGTGTACGAGCGTGAAGCAATCTATTTCAACTCACAGTTGAGAGACAAGGCAAACCTCCGTGAGTGCTCTGGTACATCAATCTTCTACGCCTTTATCGACCTCGCTGTAAAAGGTCTTACCCTTGCACCGGGAGCACAGGCTCTCTGTTACCTCATACCTCGCAATGTCAAGGTAGGCACAAACCAACAGGGCAACGACATTTGGGAGAAAGTCTGCAACCTTACAATTTCGGGATATGGCGAATTGGTGCTGCGCAAGAATGCCGGACAGATACGCCACGCCGACAATCCTGTTATCGTGTACGAGGGCGACACATTCCAATACGGCGAACAGAACGGACAAAAGATAGTGAACTATATGTCCGCTTTCCCTCGCAAGTCCAATAAGATTATTGCCTGCTTCTTGAAGATTACCCGTGCCGATGGTACGATAGACTATTCTGTGATGACCGAACAGGATTGGATGCGACTTAAAGGTTACAGCGACAAGCAAAACTCCTACTTTGACCGCAAGACTAACCAATGGGTAGTCAACTCTAACGAACTCTACAACAAGAACGGTCAGATTGACACAGGTTTCCTTATGGCAAAGTGCGTGAAACACGCTTTCAAGACCTACCCGAAACTGAATATAGGTCGTGGCTCCGCTCTCGAAACTGAAATCATCGAGCAACAACAGACAGACATCGACCCATACGGCGGTGTTGGAACAGAGCAGCCTCAACAGCAGGAACAGCATTTCGCACCTGCACCCGATATGTCCGCAGGTGTAACAATCGACCCTGCAAAGCAATCAGACAATGCAGACGACACATTCTAACCCAATACAACTATGTCACAGGAATTAGCAATTATCAAGCAGGAGAATATACAGACTATCGTGTCTGCCGCTCCACAGTCCTATAAGGACAACAAACTATCTCGTGAGAACTGCGAAGCTGCCGGGCAAGCAATCCTCGATGCTATTGTGCAAGGAGGAATGACGGACGAACTCGACCAACGTGCGGCACAGTACATTGAGAAAGCACGCAAGACCGTCAAGAAGATGAACGAACGCCGTGCGCCTGTTACACAACTGTTCGACACAATCCGCAAGGAGTTCACCGTAATGGAGAATGCCATCGACCCTACCAAAGAAGGTACAATACCATTCAAGTTACAACAGTTCCGCAATAAGTTCGCCGCCAAGAAACGTGCCGAGGAGGAGGAACGCCGCCGTAAGGAGTACGAACGCCAACAGGCAGAGGCGGCACGTACCAAGATGCGACAGGACATTGAGGACGATTTCAAACAGCAGTTCCAATCCCTTGTGAACAGAGACTGCAACGCTCTGACTGCCATTGATAATGCCGTTACCCTCGACAACTACGAAGCATCATTCGCACAGGTCAAGGACTATTCAACGGAACTTCCTGCCGACTTCCTCTACAACCTGCACACCCTCATTCGCATTCCTGCCGGAATAACCGTAGATGAGATACGCAAGGCAGAGATTGAAACAAAAGAACGCCTTGCCAAGCAGTTCAAGGAGCAATACGAGTTCGAGATTGACAGCACAAAGCAGTACATCATCGACCGTCTGCCATCCAAGAAAACCAACCTCGAACGTATGGCACAGGCATCAGCCGAGGAAGCTGCACGCATCAAGGCTGAAATGGAAGCACGTCAGCGCAAGGAAGCCGAGGAACAGGAGGCAGAACGCCGCCGCAAGGAGGAGGAAGAAAAGCAGAAGGCAGAAATGGCACGTCAGCAGTCCGAAATGGAAAGCCTGTTCGGTCAGCAATCCATTGTTTCTTCCGGCTACCAACCTAAGGTTAAGGTTGCACAGAAAATCAACCTGCTCAATCCCGAGGGCATTATGCCAATTCTCTCTATGTGGTGGAGCAAGGAGGGTTGCCACCTCACTGTTGAGGAACTCACCAAGATGTTCAAGAAGCAGATAACATTCTGTGAAAAACTCGCCAAAGAGGGAACGTACATCAGCGATGAGAGTGTGGAATATGTCGAGGACGTAAAAGCGAAGTAACTATGAATTGCTGTGATGAAATTTGGAAACCTGTTGTTGGTTTTGAAAGCAAATATCTTGTAAGTAACCTCGGCAGAGTTAAGAGTATCGGAACTTACAATACCTGTAAGAAAGGGATTATGAAACCTATGGTCAATAGAGAGGGATATTTACATATCAATTTCTTTGACAATGGTAGGAAAAAGGATATTGGGATACACCGTGTTGTAGCACAAGCATTCATTCCTAACCCTAACGGTTATAAGTATGTTCATCATAAAGACGAAAATCCATCTAACAACTGCGTGGATAATCTTGAATGGTGTACCAATTCTGCGAATATACGATATTCTTGTGGTAGGCAGGTTGCCCAAATGGATAGCAACGGCAATGTTATTAGAGTGTTCAACTGTATTTCTGACGCTTCCAAAGAACTAAACATTCCTGTTAGCAACATAACAAAATGTTGCATTGGGAAGAGAACGTCAGCAGGCAATTATTCTTGGAAATATGTATAACAACTACGATTATCCTCTTGGTGCGGACACGCCCGATGCACCGTGGAACGAGAAAGAGCCTCACTATGTAAAGTGCGAAGCCTGTAACGGTAAAGGTTGCCATTGGCACGCCTACAACTTCGAGACAAACGAAGAGACCGAATGTACAGAAGAAACGTGGTTGTGTCTCCCCAAGACAGAGGAAGAAGCAAAAGCCAAGCGACAACACTACATACAAGGCGAAAAGGAGACCTGCGAAGTGTGTGATGGTGTCGGCGAGGTTGAGTACGAAGAAGATTACGAACCCGATTACGATGATTACTATGAGCGATAACTATTACAGCAGAAGTGAGGTCAGTAACTCTGACCTCACCGAACTGAAAAACATCTTGCACCCACGTATGCAGTTTGGCGATAAGGAAGCTGCTTTCCGCTTCGGCTCGTTGGTCGATGCCATCATCACAGAGCCGTCAAAGGTGGACTACTACCGCCTAACAGTGGACGATGTGCCATACACAGAAGATGAGTTCCGACACGCACAGGAAATGCAAAAGGCTCTCCGTATGGAAGCACGCAAAGATGCGTTCCTTGCCAAAGTGCTTGAATGTGCCGAAACGCAACGCTTTATGGTCAATAAGGCACAGCAGTTCACATACTGCGAATTTCCGTTCACACTCGATACCCGTTGCAAATGGGATTGGTGGCTCGGTGCTTTCGGTGGCGACCTCAAAACAACATTCGCTGCCACACAGCAACAGTTCGAGGAAGCCGTTGATTTCTTCGATTGGGACAGAAGCCGTGCCTGGTATATGGACATCGCAAACAGCAACCGTGATTTCATCTACGCCATCAGCAAAAAGAACTGCCGCATATTTAAGAAGTTCATCACACGTGGCGATGAGGTCTATAATCGTGGTCGTGAGAAATACGAAGAATTGGCATTTCAGTATTGGTGCTTAACCCCTCAAATTTAGCCCTATGGATATATTCTGCAAGGTAACAGCTCACGGTCTTGTGCCGCTCTATGATAGCGACTACGACTTGAAGAAACGGCTACGTGTCGGCTCTGTTGTCAAGTGCAAGGTTAGCAACCCTCGCAACTACGAACATCACAAGAAGTTCTTTGCATTGGTGCGCCTCACGTTTGACAACCTGCCGTCCAACCTTGCAGAATATTTCAAAGTCCACAATGAGGAAGATATGCTGCGCCGCTTCAAGCGAGACTTGGGCTACTTCAAAACAAGCCTCAACGAACGAGGCGAAAAGGAGATAGAATACCAAAGCATATCATTTTCGGCAATGGAACAACACGAGTTTGAACGCTTCTACAATCAGTGCATCGACCTTGTGCTATACAAGTACCTCAAAGGGATAGATAAAGAAGATTTAATCACAGAGATAGAGAACTTTAAGTAATGAACAATATACTGAAACATAATCTGCGTGTCGAGCCTTACGAATACCAACGTGAGGGCATCTGCTTCGGATTGGAGCATAAGCGCATTATCATCGGCGATGAGCCGGGATTGGGCAAGACATTGCAGAGCATTGGCATAGTCGATACAGCAAGAGCATACCCCTGCCTCGTTATCTGTCCTTCCTCGCTCAAAATAAATTGGCAACGTGAGTTTGAGAAATTCACAGATAAGAGCGCACTTGTGCTTGACAATAACGTCCGCACCACGTGGGGTTATCTTCTCTCAATGGGCGTGCATCAGGTCGCCATTGTCAATTATGAGAGCCTGCGCAAATACTTCGTGTGGGACATCAAGGGCGGCAAGCAGTTCCGACTGAAAGACGTAGTGTTCTGTCCGCAGATGCAGCAGTTCAAATCAATCATCATAGATGAGAGCCACCGTGTAAAAGACCCCTCCGCACAGCAGACAATCTTCACCAAAGGTTTGTCCGTTGGCAAGGAATACCGCATACTCCTGTCGGGTACACCTGTTGTAAATCGTCCCGAAGATTTAATCGCCCAACTTTCCATCTTGGACCGCATAGGCGAGTTTGGAGGACGTGCCAAGTTTATGGCTGACTACTGCACCGACCCCAAAGACAAGACCGCCGTTCCTGCCGTTCCTCTGTCAGTTCTTTCAAAGCAGTTGTACGATACCTGTATGATACGCCGAGAGAAAGCAAAGGTGCTTCCGCAGTTACCCGACAAAACACGAGTGGACTTGTACGTGGAGATTTCCAATGATAAGGAATACAACCTTGCTGCCGCCGACCTTGCCGCATACTTGCAGGAGTACACCGAGTGTACCGATTGGGAGATACGCCGCAAAATGCGTATGGAAGCACTTGTGCGCTTTATGACGTTGCGTTCCTTGGCCACCAAAGGCAAGATAGCGCAGGCGGTGGACTTCATTCGCACATTCCTCGACAGCGGAAAGAAACTCATCGTGTTCTGCTCTCTCCACGAGGTTGTGGACGAACTGCAAAAGGTGTTCCCTCGTGCGGTAACGGTTACAGGACGTGATAGTATGGTAAATAAACAAGCATCTATCGATGCGTTCCAGAACAACCCCGATGTAAACCTCATCATCTGTTCAATCAAAGCTGCCGGAGTGGGACTGACACTTACAGCCTCATCAAACGTGGCATTCATTGAATTGGCTTGGACGTATGCCGACTGCTGCCAATGTGAGGACAGAGCGCACCGCATAGGTCAGAAAGACAACGTAACCTGTTACTACCTGCTCGGACGTGGCACAATCGACCACACCATTTACAACCTCATACACCGCAAGAAATCTATTGCGAGTGAAATAATGAACTCGGACGATGATATACCAACCGATGAAATATACTTCGATGAGTTGGTTAATCTCTTCCTCAATACATCGGGATAATGGATATATGCAAAACAGACGTGCAGAAGATTATCAAGTATTTCGATGATGCTGCCAAAGTATATGACACCCTGCCCGGACAACGCAACAACTGTCGTGCGTGGGTTATACGACAAATGATAAAGAAGTTAGAAAAGAAATTATTCACCTTTAATTCAGTTCAAAATGAAGAAAAATGACATCGTTGATTACGTAATCAACAACACGACTTTAAGTCGTTCGCAGGCAATCGCCGCCACCGAAAGCGTGGTAGAGGCTATCAGCAGTTCACTCGTAAAGGGTGAGAGTGTGTTCATTCGTGGCTTTGCAACAATCAAGGCAGTTACCACAGCCCCTAAAAAGGCTCGCAACATCAGCAAGGGTACTGTTGTCAGCATTCCGGCACAGAACACCGCCAAACTCGTGTTAAGCAAAGAATTGAAAAACCGTATGAACTTGAAAGAATGATGGTAAACTATTTCCTTTCAACGGTCCGCTACGAAAAGACCATGGAAAACGGACTCAACAAGACAGTAAGCGAACAGTATCTTTTTGATGCGCTCTCGTTCACAGAGGCAGAGGCAAGAACTATCGAGGAACTGAAACCCTACATCAGTGGCGAATTTAGCATTCCCCAAATCGTCAAGCCTCGTATTTCAGAACTGATGCTCTCCGAAGATGTATCGGCAGACCGCTACTACAAAGTAAAGGTTTCTTTCATCACCCTTGACGAAAAGAGCGGAGCCGAGAAAAAGGCCAACAGTTTCATTCTCGTACAGGCTTCGGACTTCAAGAACGCATACGACCGCTTCATTGAGGGTATGAAAGGAACAATGGCAGATTACGAAATAGTTTCCATTGTCGAGACACAGATATTGGATTATTACCCTGCAAAGTATGACGAAAAGTAAAGTAACAATTAAAGTAACAATCGCTGAAGCAATGTCAGCGAATAGAATGACTTTCGATGAGTTGATGGCTAAAAAGAACGCTGTCAAAACTCGAAAGGTACACAAGGATGAGGAACACCGCATACAATGTGCGTGTGTGCGGTGGTTCTCCCTCCAATATCCCAGGCTTCACGGCAGACTGTTCGCCGTTCCCAATGGTGGCAGGCGTGATGCTACTACGGCGGCAAAACTGAAAGCCGAGGGAGTTGTGGCAGGGGTGGCAGACCTCATCCTCTTGAAAAGCAACCGGGACTACGGTGCTTTGCTCATTGAAATGAAAACTCTCAAAGGCAGACAGCGAGACAGCCAAAAGCAATGGCAGAACATCGTCTGTGCTGACGGAGAGTACAAATATGTGGTGTGTCGTTCCTTT